TGTTTGAGACCCCTGTCCTGGAAACACGAAGGCGAAATTTTTCATGGTGTGATCCTGAATAATCAACTGGTGGCAAGATCGGCAGAGGTTGTGGAGCCGCGATGCGCGGTGGTGGCGCAGTAATGAGAAAGGGAAGAAAGTAAGTTATACAATGCCGCTCAAGAAGGGTAAGTCAGATAAGGTAATCAGCAGCAACATCAGAATGCTGGTAAAAGAGGGCAGGCCACAGAAGCAAGCTGTGGCTATTGCTCTTAGATCTGCAAATGCAAAGAGACTAGCCGAAGGTGGCCTTCCATCATTGGTAACAAGCAAGTATAATCTTCGTCAAGCGATCAATACTCGTGATGATGAGAACATGCCAATGGAAGAGCGTATCGCAGCACAGCGTGTAATTCGAAAGGCTGGAAAGACTCCTGTAAGGGAAATGAAGCGTCAGATGAACCGTACTGGTGATCTGATGGTAATGAAGATGGGTGGTTATGTATCCCGAGTAAATGAAGCAGGCAACTATACCAAGCCAACCATGAGAAAGCAGCTATTCAATAGAATCAAGGCTGGTACAAAGGGCGGAGATGCTGGAGAATGGTCAGCTAGAAAGGCACAGCTTCTTGCATCGGAATACAAGAAGCGTGGTGGAGGATACAGGTAACCAATACTATGGCAAAGGGAATGATCAAGGACCCGCAAGAGAGTCTGAAGGCTTGGACAAGACAGAAGTGGCGTACAAAGTCAGGTAAGCCTTCAAAGGAAACAGGAGAGCGATATCTACCGGAGCAGGCAATCAAGTCACTGTCTGCAAGTGAATACGCCGCAACAACGTCAGCAAAGAGGGCTGGTACTCGAAAGGGCAAGCAGTTCGTCAAGCAGCCAAAGTCAATCGCTCAAAAAGTAAAGCAATTTAGGAATTTTTGAAAATGGCACTTACAGACGCAGAAAAGAACAAGCTACGCAAGCTGGGACTGAGCGGTCTCAACAAGCCGAAGAACACGCCTTCTCACCCAACCAAAAAGGGTGTGGTTGCAGTTCGTGCTCCTTCTGGCGGCGTAAAGGTAATTCGGTTTGGTGACCAGAAGATGGGTCATAACTATTCACCAGAAGCTCGAAAGGCATTCAAGGATCGCCATGCAAGGAACATCGCAAAGGGTCCGCAGAGCGCAGCCTACTGGGCAAACAAGCAATACTGGGCTGGTCCTACTGGATCCAAAAAGATGCCACCTAAGTCACAGCAGTACGTCAGAGGCATCAAGCGATAAATGGCTATTTCAAGATCAAGTGTAGGGAGACAGATTTCAATGCCAATGGGTAAGAAGCCAAAGCTCGGTTCTGGTGAACGATTTGCAAAGCTCACAAGGAGCATTGCCGCTCGTGGTAACGTTGAGAATCCAGCAGCAGTAGCAGCAGCAATCGGTCGCAAGAAGTATGGTGTCGAGAAGATGCAGAAGATGGCTGCTGCTGGTCGCAAGCGCAGCAAGGGCTGAGCTAGCTTAAAGTTAACTAAAGGGGAGATTCCAAAGCATGTCAACTAGCGGGACATATAACTTCAGCATGGACATTGATGAAGTTATCCAAGAGGCTTTGGAAATGATTGGAGGCGAGCAGACATTGGGTAACGATCCAAAGTCTGCTCGTCGTTCCATCAATCTCCTTCTTCAAGACTGGCAAAACAGGGGTATTCTACTGTGGTCAACCAATACGACCGTAGTCGATGTTTCTGCATCAGTCACTGCATATTCCCTTTCATCCAACATGGTCGATGCTATGGAAGTGGTAGTGAACCTAAGTGCTACTGATATCCAGCTTGATCGTATTTCGATGGAAGAGTACTTGAAGATCCCACGAAAGAGCCAGACTGGTCGTCCTACCCAGTATGCAATTCGCAGAGGCAGGTCAAATCCAGAACTCTATCTCTGGCCTGTTCCGGACAATAATGACTATTCCCTCAAGATCGAAAAGATCAAGTATCTACAGGATGTCAACAAGTCTGCTGGTCAGATTGCAGATGTGTCCAGACGTTTCCTGCCGTGCATGACTGCTGGTGTTGCCTACTTCATGTCTCTCAAGCGAGCAGGCATCGATGGCAATCGCATCATGTTCATCAAGCAGGAATATGAAGAACGTCTTGCAAGAGCTATGGATGAAGATAGAGAAAGGACAAGTCTGAGGATTGTACCAAAGCTGAACTTGGTGTAAAATACGAAGATGGCTACTACCAGAATAGCATTAGGCATCTGCGATACTTGTGGATTTCAATATCCATATCGTGAACTGAAGCGTAACAGCTATGGCATGATGGTATGTCCGGAGGACTACGAGGGCCAGTACGATCTCAAGAACCATCCCCAGAACAGATCTCCAAATGTAAGGGATGACGAATACATTCGTAACCCAAGACCACCACTGAACAACGACCGCAATCTTGTGTGGAACAATGCTGGTATCAACTGGGAAGACGAAACTCAATATTGGAATTTGGTGTAAGGCTTAAGGAGCAGACATGGCTACTCTCACCGGCAAGACGATTGCCAATACATATAAGGATCTCCTTCAGGTCAGCAACAACAACGGTGGTGTTGATGGTACTCTTCGTACTGTATCGGATGGTGAGGGAACCAATTCTCCACTACAGCTAAGCAACAGCGCAGTCAACATCAATGGTACTTTCCAGCTAAATGGCGCTACTCTTACTGCAACTGCTTCTGCTCTCAATGCAATCACGGATCTAAGTGGTGTAACAGGATTTCCAGCGATTTCGGGAGGCACCGCAGTAGGCAGGACCCTCATCGCTGGTACTGGTGTTTCCGTGGCAAACGGAGACGGACTTGCAAGCAATCCAGTCATCTCCCTTGATTCTACTGGAGTTGTATCTGCTTCATATGGCCCACATATTCTTCTCGAAGTTAATTCAAGAGGCCAGATTGTTAGTGCCACGACTCCTGTTTCGGTAAGCGTATCGAACTTTACTGCAACCAAGCTGGAGTCAACCAATAATCTTGTTGGTGTTTCCGCTACATTCACGGACAAGGTTTCAGCAGCTACTTTTTATGGTGATGGTTCAAACCTTACCAACCTTCCAACTGCTCCTGTATCGGTTTCAGCATACACTGTCAACGTCCTTACAGTAGTCAGTGCAGCAACAGTCAATGGCATCATCAGTGCAACCGACTTTGTTGGTGGAGGTGCTGGACTAACAAACGTCAGTGCAATATTTGCAGCCAGTGCTACCAATGCCACGAATGCTGTCAATGCCACGTCGGCTGTGTTTGCATCATCTGCGACAAATGCCACTAATGCTGTAAGTGCTTCATTTGCCACATCTGCTACAGATGCCACAAATTCAACCAATGCAGTCAGTGCAGTGTTTGCTACATCAGCTACGAATGCAACTAACGCTGTAAATGCCACTAATGCAACATCTGCTGTATTTGCAGCATCAGCTACGAATGCTACCAATGCCGTCAATGCAACCAATGCTACATCGGCAGTGTTTGCATCTAGTGCCACGAATGCAACCAATGCAGAAAATGCTACATCAGCAGTATTTGCAACATCGGCTACCAATGCAACAAATGCCGTCAATGCAACCAATGCGACATCTGCTGTATTCGCTGCTAGTGCTACCAATGCGACAAACGCAGTAAATGCAACAAATGCAACTTCGGCAGTATTTGCCTCAAGTGCTACGAATGCAACAAATGCCGAGAATGCCACTTCTGCCGTGTTTGCATCAAGTGCTACGAATGCAACCAATGCGGTAAGTGCTGTATTTGCAACTTCAGCTATAAATGCAACGACGGCTGTAAATGTAAGCGGTGGCTCTGTTCTTGCAACTACTGGTTCATTCAGTGGTGCGGTTAGCACTTCAACCATCTTTTCAAAGGGTATTGTAATCAGTGCGACTGATCTACTCGGAAAGAAGCTTCGGGTGGCTGGTCCTGCAATTTCTGATATTGTCAGTCTTACTGATGGTACCAGCATTGCGGTAGATTTCAATACAGCGCAGAACTTTGCAGTCATGCTGACTGGCAACAGGACATTGGAGAATCCATCAAACTGCGTTGCTGGACAGACTGGTTCCATCTTCGTCATGCAGAACGTATCTGGTGGCAAGACACTATCGTTTGGGAGCAACTGGAAGTTTGCTGGAGCCGCTGCTCCAACTCTTACTGTTACAGCTTCTGCCGTAGATCGCGTAGATTATATTGTATTCACCTCCACAGCCATTCATGCAGTGGCTACGTTGGATGTGAGATAATACACAGAGATATGAATCTCCTTAAAAGAGGAACCTAGAATGGCAAGTACATACACGACAAGACTGCGGTTCGAGAAGCAGGGTGATGGAGAGAATCCCAACTCTTGGGGTGACATCCTCAATCAGAACGTCATTGACCTGATTGATGAAGCTGTTGCTGGCTATGTTGTAGTCTCGGTAAGCAGCGTTCCAGTCACTCTTTCGGAGAACAATGGTTCCGTTGACCAGTCCAGAAATGCATCACTTGAGTTTGCTGGTGTACTGACGGCAAACGTCACTATTACCATTCCATCCCATGAAAAGACGTACTTTCTAAGAAACGTTGTTACTGGCAGCTTTGATGTATACATGAAGACTGCTAGCGGTTCAAGCTACACTGTTCCAAAGCAGAACACATTCGTTGCTTGTGATGGCACTAACATCCATCAGATCGATTTTCCAGTATCAATCAGCGCCTTCACGGTAAACCAGCTAACGGTAGTCAGTGCCGTAAGTGGTACTGATGCCAAGTTTGCTACTGGTACATTTTCAACCAATATCACTACTCCAAAGGTATCGGCTACTACATCCCTTGCAATTGCGACAAGCGGAGTGGATCGGATCAACGTCGATTCCAATGGCAATGTCGGCTTTGGAACTAGCATACCAATCAAGCAGCTAGAGATCACGAAGTCTGCTAGGGCACATATCGTAAGCCTGACTGATGTATCCACAAGCATCGCAATTGATTTCAATGTTGCCCAGAACTTTGCAATCCAGCTAGTAGGAAACAGGACATTCGAGAATCCATCCAACTGTGCTGCTGGCCAGACGGGTTCAATCTTCATCGAGCAGAATGTTTCCGGCGGCAAGACACTATCGTTCGGAAGCAACTGGAAGTTTGCCAATGGCGAAGCTCCTACGCTCACGACAACTGCTTCTGCGGTAGATCGTCTAGATTATATTGTCTATACATCCACTGCAATTCACGCAGTTGTAACATACGACGTAAAGTAAAAAAGGGAATAATAGATCAAATGCCTTTTCAGAATAACGTACTAGCTGGTGCTTCGGGAGCTACTGGCTACGATGTCCCCTACTCGCTGCGCTTCCGCGCCGCCAATAGCGCGTATCTGTC